CACGACAGCACAAAAGATTAGTAGTTATGGAAGAATTCAGCGGCGCTAAGCCTGACTTTATTAAGACCATGACCGATATTAGGACCTCAGGTATTCTACGACTGACACGCGCCTCAGGTGAACTGACAGTGCCTTGCAGACTTCGTATGATTGCCATATCCAACCCTATCAATGATGACAATGGAAACCCACGATTCCTCTCGACCTTCCCGAACGGAGTTGCTCCCATTATGGAGTTAATCAAGTCTGCTGAAGATGTGAGCCGTTATGATGGCTTCCTGCTTTGCCCGAAGATTGAGCATCGTGTGAATCCGTTTGAATTGACATTGACAGGCCATCAGATACCAAAAGAGGCTTATGAAGAAAAATCCCGCTGGGTTGTCACAAGACAGCCTGAACATGTAGAATTTGCTGAAGGAGTTAAGAGTTATATTTGGGAGCAGGCAGAAATATTAAACGAAATCTTTGAGTGTAATTTTCCACTCTTCGGTGTAACTACGAATCAAAAGTTGGCACGATTCAGTGTGGCCTTGGCTGCGCTGGTCATGAATACCGACTCAGACTTCAATAAAGTCATCGTGACGAAAGAAATCGTTGACTACTTAGTGAAGTTCATGAAAAAGATTTACACGATGCCAGCCTTCCGTTTGGACGCTTACAAGCAAGAATACGATGCTTACAATGTTTACTCTCAGGATGACTTGGATGAAGTCAACAAACTTTATCCGAATAACAGTGTCATGTTTGACTTCTTATACAAGTCCAGCCGCACTTCTCGCAATAACTTGGCCACAGTCTCCGGATTAGAGGGAGACAAATTCAAACCGATATTTAACCAGTTAGTGTCATTGAAGTTGGTGCGCATCGACATGGAAACCGTCTATCCGACGGAAAAGTTCAGAAAGTTATACCCTGAAATTACTAAAATCACCACGAACAGTCGTGGAACGCTGATAGACAGCGTAACGAAATAAGGAGGACAATATGCCAAATCATAGAGGCTTAAACGATTCCGAAGTCAAACCGATGACACGAATCGTGGTCAATGACATAGACATCACTGACCTAAAATACCATCCACGAATCCTTGAATTGAGGTTCGTCCTAATTTACGATGTTTGGTTTAGTGAGTACAGCGCAAGAGCCAGTGAGGTTCTTGAATATGTTGGCTTGCTCACACGCTGTGACTTAGCGCGCTTGCGCCAAATCTCAAATCAATACTTTAATATCCGTCGGTTGGCCAAAACAGACCGCACACGCTTTGCCCGCGAAGTCATTCTGATGGGTTTAGTTTGGGGTGAGTCAAGATATGCAGCAGCAAAGAAATTCTTAAACTTCAAACCCGAAACCGCATACAATGAGCGTTACAATCCAGCCAACTGGCTGACAACTGAGTTCATTGAGGCTTTGGATGAAGAAGTGCAAGTATGTGGTGTGGCAGGTTATGCCAACGAATTAAAAAGGTTCTTGACGGAATTGGAGCAGTTCTTGCAACTGCTGAACAAGTAGTATGTTTTTACATCAAAAGTTCAAATACCAAATGAAGGTTATCAGGACCATGAAAGACATGGAGGAAGCGAATGAGACCTTCGCCAAAACCATGCCTTCCATCATGGCCTATGACACAGAAACGAACGGACTGCATCACATGGTGGCGCGTCCGTTTCTCTATGCCTTCGGCTTCGATAAGTATGTTTACCTGTTTGAGCCTACTTTTGAACTATTGAGTTCAATGTTTGCAATGGCCGCGAAGTGTGATTACATGTTCGCCCATAACGCGAAGTTTGACCTGCACATGACCACGAACTTTGGATTTGATATTCCGGAGGATGTGAGACTGGCAGACAGTACTTCCGTCGCTCGACTGACCGAATATGCGGACTCTGAAGTTGGTATGAGTCTTGAATCATTGGGTTCAACTTATGTAGATAAGAATTCAAAAGCAGCACAGGATTCCATCAAGCATCACATGACTTTAATAAACAAGGCGCAACGGAACTTCTTGAAAGATGAATTCAAAAAGATGTATCCGAAAGTCAACTTCAAGCCAGTGATGGATGCTTGGCAGAAACGCGTACCTTTTGTCAAAACAGAGTATGATGAATATTTTGAGTTTATAGATGAATTGTACAGCCCTGCCAACTTCCACGATGTTTATATGGAAAAAGAAGCGCTGATGCTGAATTATGCAGCGGATGATATTGTCATCGTGCTGGAATATTTGAAAAGAGCCATGCCTACTTTAAGAGTTACCGACCCTGGCTTTGAGATTTTTCATCAGGAGTGTGACCTTATACGCGTCGTGGCAGACATGGAGCGTGTCGGGTTCAGGATGGATATTGATTACCTGCTTGAGTCAAGACAGCGGATGATTGAATTCCAGCAGAAACTCTATGGCCGCTTGAAAGAAATCACTGGCAAGGAATTCTCTTCCGGCCAGCATGATGTCATTAAAAAGATTTATGAGACCCAGTTTGGGATGATGTTAGGAAATGCAGACAAGAAGACCATGAAGAAAATTGGTGAGAGTCAAGGCTCCGATGAGGCCAAAGAAATGGCTGAAATCATCCGTCGCCTTCGTACAGCCGATAAGTGGATAGGTACTTATATTGACGGTAAATTGAAAAACATGGTCGATGGCCGTTTATATACGACTATCAACAATTCAGGAACGAAGACAGGCCGCGTGAGTTCAGACTTACAGCAGCAGCCAAAGGACCCATTTTTAGCCGATGAGGATGATGAGACCACAGAGTTATTCCATCCACGAAAACCATTCATAACGGATGAAGGCTATACAATGACCTTCCTCGACTACTCTCAGATGGAGTTGAGGGTGCAGGCCTTTTACACTATTTTGTTAGGAGAGCCTGACTTCAATTTATGCCGCGCCTATATGCCTTTTGGATGCGTGAGCGTAGATACCTTTGAAGACTTTGACCCGAAGAACTTAGAGCACATTCAGCGTTGGAACAGCGGAGAATGGGTCAATGAGGACGGCTCAGAGTGGATTGCAACAGAGGTTCATGATGAAACGACGCTGCATGCCTTCGCGTGGCTGACCAAAGACCATCCGAAGTTTAAGAAGTACCGCAAATGGGGCAAGATGGCCAACTTCCTGAAAAACTACGGAGGCGGTGTCGGAGCCATTATTGAACAGTTGGACTTGGATGAGGAAACAGCAAAATCCTTGGACGAAGGTTACTATAAGGCCTTCCCGAAGATTAAGAATTATCAAAAGGCCACAAGTAAAGAGTTGTACCGTTTAGGTTACACAACGAACATTTATGGTCGTCGTTACTACATCAGCGACCCTTCCTTCTTTTATAAGGGCGCGAACTACCGAATTCAAGGGACCTGTGCTGAGATTGTTAAACAAGCACAATTATCCGTGGCTAAACTCTTGCGTGGAAAGTTATCCAAATTCGCTATGAGTATCCACGATGAGTTGGTTTTCCTTCTACATGAATCAGAATTGAACCTTGCAGTTCAAATTCAGAACATTATGCAGGACTTAGTAAAAACTATCCCTTGGGTCCCGATGCTGTGTGAAATAGAAATGTCCCAAACAAACTGGGCGGAAAAGGAGAAAATATAAATGGGAAGTCAAACAGACGCTTTTGAAGAGCAATACAGAAAGGATAGGCTTGAGTATTTGGAAAAGAAGAAAACAGACCGCTGGGATTATGACCCTAAAGTAGATGGGTATATCTCTGTGGGTGTGGACCATCCTGCACACTACAATACAGGAGAATTGGAAGTGATTGATTGTGTCGAAGGGACGCTTTCACCTGATGAATACCTTGGCTTTGTCAAGGGAAACATCATTAAGTATGTGACCCGCGCGGGCCATAAAGGAGATGTTATCAACGACATGGAGAAATTGATTTGGTATGCGCGCCGTTATGTAGATTGGCTCAAAAAGAAAAGAGGAGAAAAATAATGAGACCTGAAGACATTGACAATAAGTTTAGTTATCATAAACCTGTCAAAGAAAATGAGATGGCTTTTGAAGAAGTGAGGACGCGTTGCAGACGCTTGGCCCACTTTATCAACGATGTTGTGCCTATTGGAAGAGAGCGGGCTTTAGCATTGACTAAACTGGAAGAAGTGGTTATGTGGGCCAACGCAGGTATTGCGAGGCAAGGAGACCCTGAAAATGAATAACTACATAACTCAACTTGAGTGCCTCAATGAGGAGTGTGCTAAAATAAATCAAGACTATCCTCACATCACTATAAGCGCAAAACTCGACATATCACAATGGAATCCTTTTCGTATCTATTTGTTCAGAAAAGGGCATAAGATGGTAGAGCGTGTGTTTGAGCACAAAGTCGAAGCCATGGCCTATTTGGAAGGGTTTGTCGATGGATTGGATGCAGAAGAATGACACCTGAAGGGAAATTGCTCAAGCAGATTCAAGCGTACCTGAATAAGCACCGCATATGGCATTATCGGACGCAAATGGGAATGGCTGCTGGCCTTCCCGACATTATCGCAATATACAGAGGTTACTTTGTTGGCCTCGAATTAAAAAGACCTGATGGAAAAGGGAAAGCCACTTTGCAGCAAGAAAAAGTCATCAATGACATTCAAGAGGCAGGTGGCTTCGCCGCCATCATAGAGAGTGAGGCGCAATTACAATGGCTATTGATTCAAATACAAGACCACGCAAAGAAATCAGCCTGAGGTCTTATCAGCAGGCCATCTTGGATGACCTGAAATACATGCCCGCGATTGCTCTGTTTATGGGTACTGGCACAGGAAAAACCCTGACCAGTTTAGCGCGTGTCAAAGATAACCCGACAGAGCACCTGTTGGTTCTTTGTCCGGCCAAAGTGGTCCCTCAGTGGATGGAAGTTATCAAAGATTATACAGACTATGATGTGATTGAGTTTAAACCTAAGTGGACCAACGCACGCAAAATGCAATATATCGAAGAACTTTATGACGAAAACTGGCCTGAGAAGGCTTGCATAGTTTATGCACTGGAATCCGTGTCACTGGCCGCGAACTTGTACAAATATATCGGAGAGAATTGGACGGTCATCGTGGATGAAAGTCACAAAATCAAAGAGTTAGGTTCAAAGAAGTCTCCGGTGGCAGTCACCAAAACTGTACTACGCATAGGCATACAGACACCCTGGAAAATCATCCTGACCGCGACACCAACGCAAAAGGAAAAAGGCGGATACATTGACTACTTCTCACAGATAAAATTCCTTGGATACTACGACATGAGCGTCGAGGAATTCAAGCAGCGTTACTGTATTGAGAAAAAGATTCAACCGATAGGCATGCCCTTCCCGATTCGCATTATCAGCGGTTACAAGTACACAGAGGAGATTGAAGAGTTGCTGGGGACCTTCGCCCGACATTATACCGCGAAGTTCGGAGACTTTGAGCCACAACACATTCGTATAACGCTGCCAGCGCCCCACAACTATGCCAGGCTGGTCGAAGAGAACTTTTACGAACGATTAGACCTGTCAAACCTTTCAGCCCGCAGAATCGCTCGCAAGACCCTCTGTACAGGTGTGGTGATTGGTACAGACATTTACAAGAAGCGACTGGTGTATAAAGACAATCTTATCAAGTTGGAGTGGCTGGAGGAGTTTTTAAGCAACACCGATGAGACGGTGGTCATCTTCTACAAGTACAATGTGGAAGGGGAGTCCTTGGCCAAACTTTGTGAGCATATGAAGAAAAAATACATTGTCATCAGCGGTGCCACGAAGGACAAAATTGCAGAGATTAAAAAACCGGATTATGATGTGGTCATCGGTAACTTCGCGGCCTTGGGAGAATCCATTGACGGCCTGCAATACCGAAGTCACATTTGCATCTACTTCTGTATGCCTGAGAGTTCGCTGGAGTTTAGGCAAGCCTTGGGACGGATTGACAGAGACGGTCAAACCAAAGTACCGATGTATTATTACTTGGTGACGGAGAAGACCATCGAAGACAGCATCTATAAGATGATTCAATCCAAAATGGATTTTAATGAAGATATATTGAATCGGCTCACAGTCGAAGGAGGAGTGTAAATGATTGAAAAATACATCAGAGCGACTATTGTTGCTACTTTGGAAGATGAAATTGACAAGGCTGTGTCTTTGTTTGAGAAGAGATTAAAAGCAGACATGCAGACATATGTGGAAGACATCATGAGGACGATTCAAGTCGTTCATACTTCACAAGTTGAGTGGGGTGTGGTAGATTATCGCATCACTGTTACCCACAGAGCAGCGAAGGAGGAACGAAAATGACAAGACCATTGATTATAGCCGTTGATTTTGATGGCACTCTTTTTGAAAAAGGAGATTATCCGGATTTTGGTGCTCCAAATCGCCTTTTAGGTCTTGCATTGAATAAGTTAAGAAGAGACGGTGTTATTAAAGTCATTCTTTGGACGTGTAGAGAAGGGGATTATCTTACGGCAGCCGTTCGAGCATGCAAACTTATGCTTGATTTAGAGTTTGATGCCGTCAATAAGAATTTACCTGAGCAGATTGCGCTTTTTGGTAATGACTCAAGAAAAATAGGCGCACACTATTATATAGATGACCGCTCACTGGTCCCTTTTGATATGACTTATATTTTTGGAAAAGTGTGTGTAGCACATACGAAAAGATTTATTGAGTATATGTTGGAAAGAGATATGTCGTTCAAATGGACAATAGGAGATAAAAATGTTAAGTAGCGGAAAGAAAAGAGAATTTGTGACAGGAGCCGTTCGTGACAGCGCGGAAGGTAAACCTGAGATGGAATTGCTGCCGTATGACCTCCTCATGCTTCGCGTAGCGCCTCTTTACGGAGAAGGAGGACGAAAGTATGGGAATCATAATTGGCGCTTAGGACAGCCTCAATCGGCCTGCTTAGGCAGCCTGATGCGCCACTTGACCAAATACATGATGGGAAAGAAGGACGAAGACCATTTGGCAGCGGTAGTATTCAATGCGCTGTCACTGTTGAATGTGGACCAGTTTCACAAAGATAATCCTGCACTGTATGACATACAGATAAAAACCAGGAAAGAGGAGAGTAAAGATGAATAAACCATATTTAAATTGTGGTGATTGGCATTGTAATAATTGTGATGAAATTGTTTATTTAGGCGAATGGGAAACAGATACCACAAAACCTAATTATTGTTCAAATTGTGGTAAAAAGTTGCATTGGGTAAAAGAAAAGGAGAGTAAAGATGAGTAAATATCAAAAGGCATTGAATCAATGGAAACATGATTCAAATAAAGTTTTAGGCGATATGGAATTTAATGACAATGAAGAAGAAATTATGGAATTACAAGAACTAATTGACAAAGAAACCGAACTTGAATCACGCAAAGATAAGTTGGTTGTGGGTAGCGAATGGGTGTGTATTGCAGAGTGCACAGGTGTGTTTTGGGGAGATTGGTTTCCTATCATTAAAGGCACTGTTGTCAAGATAGCCAACATAGAGAATGACCAATGGGTTAATTTAAGCAGTGATGAAAGCATTAAGAAAGAGCAATTCCTGCTCTGCTTTATGCCAAAAGAGCACTTCCCACTCCGTTTCAAGTCGAAGGAGGAGATTAAGGATGAATGAATATCAAAAGATTCAGATGGCTCTAAGTTATATGAGCCTTGCTGATTTGAATGAAGAAGAGGAAAATCTTATCAAGAAGTGGATAGATGAGCGTGTTGAATTTGAATCACGCAAAGATAAACTGATAGTAGGTAGTGTGTGGGAGTGTGTTGCTACAAATTATGGTGAAGATTGGTGTTGGCGAAAGGGAACAGATGTTGTTATAACTGAATTAGCAGATGACGATTTGGTTTCTTTTTCGGATATAAAATATAAAAACATACAGGATGAGCAACCCGATGAACAATTTATGGTATGTTTCAAGCCAAAGGAGGCTGCGTAAATGGAAAAAATAATGTTTTATATACCTAAGCCAGTCTTAGGAGGAGTTGAGATGGCGGTGTACAATTTGGCACGGATGCTATTACACACCATGGAGTTCGATGTCAGCCTCTGTTATGAGGATGGTGACGACAAAATGATTAAGGTTTTTGACGAAATTATGTTTACAAAGCGCTTATGTCATGATAGAGTTGGAAGAGTGGGAGGAGTGACGCGTGTAGAGCGCAGCAAGAAGCCGCAGCATGTGGATGATGTGGATGTGTTGGTTTACTGCTCACCCTTCTGCAAGAAAGACATCTCTGAGTTTGTGACATCCTCCCGAAAAGTGGCTTGGCTGCATTGCCCGCGGAGTCTTCTAAAAGGACCGTTGGGATTTGAAGACATGCCTAAAGTGTTTGTCAGTCAATGGCAATATGAGACCTTCAGTTTGGAAGTGCCACGCTCAGAATATCATGTCATCCCAAACATATTAGATGTAAATAACATCATGAGAAAATCAAGCAAAATCATGCCTGACCTCATGAAAGGTTTACAGACCCTGTGGCCTGATGGGTATTTGAGAGGCCTAATGGTATGTCGCATCTCTCCGGAAAAAGGATGGGTGCGCGCCTTGGAAATCCTGAATGAAAGAGAAGACCTATTCCTGGTCATTGTCGGAGAGCCTCATGTCGAAGCCGCGTGGCAATATGTCCCTGATGAGTTGCTTAACCATGAGCGCTCCTTGTTTATAGGACCACGCGCAAACCCTTATCCGTATATGCGAAATGCAGACTTCCTGTTTATGCTCAGTGACTTTGAGACCTTCGGGATGGTCACATTGGAAGCGCAAGCCTTAGGCACACCTGTGGTATGGTATCCATTCACGGATGACCCAACAGTGCCTCATGGAAATTATGACTGGAAAGATTTTCCAACATCACCTGAGCGGCTGCCATTGTATGAGCCGCAAAATGACTATATTGTCAAACGATGGTCCGCCATCTTGAAAGGAGGGCAATAATGCCAGCAATCATCAAAGTAGGAGATAGAGTCAAAGTGACCTCTCCTGACCTCACAATACCTAATTCCGAAATCTACCAGGACATGGTAGGTACCGTTGCCAAAATAGACCGATACGAGGCCTACAAGGAAATGGATATGTATTATGTCGATTTTGGAGAGCCAGTACCTCACGGCCATAATGGCGGGATGGGGAAGAATAAGAAGAGCATCCGTTTATTCTTTGATTATGAAATAACGAAAATGGAGGGTTAACCCATGAAACAAGAAAGATTCACTCTAACAGCATCCAGTTTGGGGTCCTACTTCGGTGTAGGATTCAATTCACCAACCGAACAAATCCGTTTCGATTTAGGTATTGACGAACAGGAATTCACAGAGGATGCGCAAGACCGCATGGACTGGGGAACATTCCTTGAAGAAGGTGCTCTCAACTACTTTGAGAACAAACTTCAAATTAGCATCGGAGAGCGCAACGAAAAAGTGCGCTATGCCTTCGATGAACGCATCCGCTGTAAAACCGACGGTATGGCCATTATCGACGGTGAAATGACCGTCGTTGAATGTAAAATCTCCAACGCTCAAGAGCCATTCACACAGAGTAAAGGCTATGCGATTCAAGTACAAGCCTATATGCAGGCCACAGGGGCCACTCAGGCGCTGCTTTGCGGGATGTGGAAGGGAAAGCCTATCTACACGACAATTCGCCGCGACGATGAACTTATCGGGCTTATGGAGCAAATGGTGGACTTTGTGTTCGCTTGCCTCAATGGTATTGAAGATTATAAAAACTTCCCTTATGACCTTATTGAACTTTACAATTCAAAATACAACGCTCAAGGGGTTGTCATCAAAGAAGCCGAATTCAGCACAGAGGCTGAAGAAAAAGCCTATGAACTGTTTGAACTGAAGCAGGAAATCAAGGAACTTGAAGCCAGGGAAAAAGACTTGAGTGAATGGTTCAAAGAACGCTATGAGAATGTGAAGTTTAGTGGCATCGGATTCAGCATGTCCATCAGTGAAGTCTTCCGTAAAGGAGGCTTGGATGAAGCCTTGTTGACCTTAGACAATCCTGACTTGAACTTGGATATGTACCGCAAACCTGGCACCACTTATGTCAATGCTACCTTCCGTAAAACGAAGGCATAAAGAAAAGGCTCCCTTATCGGGGGCCTTTTTTTAGTTTAGCCATAAGTGCATCCATTTTGTTTTGGGCTGCATCCAGTGCTGGGGTCGGACTGTTTATTTCAGCCAGTTTGAGTAAGTCCTTTTCCTCTTGTTTAAGGTAGCGGACACCTTGTTGCAATCTCTCTAAAGTTTGGTAGGCGCGGTTTAGTTGACCTTGCTCTTTGGACCCTTGAGAGATAATGTTTGACGCTTGCATGAGACCTCCTTGGACATCTTGCCCTGTTGCTGCGTTGTATAATCCGGTAAGACCTTTCATTGGAACATCCAACCCTGCTTGGCTCAGCCAGTACTCTGTATTCCTATCAAGGAATGGCATCGTGCTGCTGCGCTGACCAGGGAATTCGGATATTTCCTGTCCGGTGAATATTTGCTTGTTGGTTGCCACTTCAAATCCGGCCCGAATGAGCGGGGAAGTGGATGCAAGCACTCGTTGAATTGGATTACCTAAGAATTCGCCGAAGTCGGATTGTGGTAGGTTCGCTTTAATGGCGAAGTACTTGCCATCCGCTGACATCCCTGGAATCGGGATATACATTTGCTCCAGTTTGTAGGCTTCCAAATCTTCTTGTTTTAATCCCATACCATTCCATGCGCTGCGCAATCCTTTTTGGATTCTGTTGTAGCGGACCGCATTGTTTGGCAGGTTTTGCATATGATAGACTAAGTTCTGCTTCGTAAATGAATAGAATGGGATGACCCGCTTGGCAATCTCTGTCTCATAAGAGGACAGGTTCTTTGGGTCAAACATGGCTAAGCGAACGGCGGCAATCGGGTCCTGGACCATCAACTTTTGCAGGTACTCAGGATTTTCCATGGCATGCACCATTACAGCCATACGACCATAAGCATCCACAGTTTCATTTCCCCATCCATTGACAATCGACACAGTATCCAGGGCATCCTTGCTCTTTTGGAGCCATTCAGGCATCTTAGCATTTTTCGTGATGTCCTTTTTAATTCCATCCAAATCCATCAACTCAGACCCTGAGCCGGAGAGACCTTCCGCAATCGCTTGCTTTATGGTTCTTGGCAGCGTGAACTGTCCTTTAATGAACATTTCATAGGCCTGGTATATCTTCATCTCTTCCGGACTGAATATCTTGCTCAGCGTGTTTATGTCGGCTCTTGCAGCCCTGGCCAGCAATTCAGGTCCTTGTTTGAAGATGTTGTCTGCCCTTGCAAAACTGCGCGCAATGTCTGTAAACTCCATACCCGACAAGAACATGTTCGTCGTAATACCGATGCTGTTGCGGATGTTGAAGGCAAGGGATAACAGTTTGTTTCGTTTGAATAAGTTGTTTGAGAAGTCAACGAATTTCAGCAACGCTCCGGATACTTTGTTGTAATCCAACTCAAGCACCCGCGCCACATTGGCCTCAATCACTAACTGGCCTGTTGGGTTCTTTGCGTTCTTCGCAAGTTGACTCTTCATCCAGTCAGCCACGCTCAGCAACTCATCACTTTGAATGAAATTGTTTAAGCGCTCAATCTTTGTAATAAACTCCTGCACCTGGGAATTGGACATCCGTTTGAAGCCCAACGGTGCTTTTGGCATCTTCTTTTTGGTAATGGTTTTAATGACTTCACCCTGTTCGTTTTTAACAGCGCTGACCAGTTCATCCTCGAATTCAATCCATTGGAATGGTGAGTTCGGGCTTCCCATTTCAGCCACCGACGGAGACAGTATTGCATCAAACACTTTGGCTGAGCGTACTGTTCTTGGCAAGGTTTCAATCAAATCGGCCATAGAGGCTGTGACGGATGTCTCGAAGACCTTTTGAGCCTGAGTGTCATCCAACCACTTCAAAGTCTTGTCAATATATGCTTCCGTACCTTGGAACACGGTTTTGTGGTGCTCATCAATGTACTTGTTTAACCACTTCTGACCCAACGGAGATGTAATATCAGCAATTTGCTGCTCCGTGAATATCCCTTTGGCTCTCATCCGCTCGGCTAACTTCTGAATTGTCTTGTCATCGAACTGGAATAAGGTGGCCTGGTTCACGGAAACCTTCTCAACGAATGGATTTATTTGAACTTTAGCGTTCAAGTCTGTTACAAAGTCTGCGTCGTTCAATGCTTCATATTCAAATTCAGGGTTAACGGCCTTCGCTGTTTGAACTGGAGGCTCAGCCTCTTTGAACATCGCGTTAATATCCAACTCAGGCTCCGGCGCTTTTCCGGTGACTTCATCCAGGATGTCCACAGAATCGTCCACTTTAGGTGTCGAAGCCAACTTTTGCGCGTTGTAGTCACTGAGTCGTTTGTTATAAGTATCAAATTTCTTTTTGGAAAGTATTGAATGTTTGGACAAATCCGTTCCGAATTCAGCATCAATCTTTTGCATCAAGGTGTACAAGTCATCCAGTTCTTTTTCTGTAAGGCTCATCGTACCTTCATTGATTTTTTGATTTATATTGTTTAATGTGTCCTCAATCTCAAATATAGTCTTCATTTTCATGCCAGGTTTCCCTGCAACTAATCTTTCAAAGACATAAGGGTCATCTGCAAAAGCCCTTCGTCCTGACCTTTTATACAAGGATTCCATGACATTAAACTCTTCAGGAGTAGCCAGCGTGACTTTTTTGCTTTGAGCATTTAAGGTGCGTGCAGGTACAGTCCCTTTGTAGTCATTGGTGTTGTAGTCAAACGGCAGAGTCTCCGTTACCTTTTCAGGTGCTTTAGCAGCGAAGTCATCCGGTGTTACCTTAACAGCAGCCGCTTCCGGTGCTTCCTGTGCAGCCTTTTTGACATCGTATATAACGCTGCCGTAGGTAGTGTTGTCTAATGCTTTCAATCCACGGACATCTATACCTTCATAGCCAATCATTTTCATGAAATTGGTTGAAGCCGTCGGAGCCATGTCATCGCCTGACATACCTTTTTTAACTGTCTCTATCAAGGAAGTCACAAATTCTTCAACGCTCTTGTTCATCCTTGGCAAGCCTGCCTTCTCAAACTTCTTCAAGGCTTTGTTGGAGGCTTTATGAATGTTCGACATGCCTTCAAAGATATTTACGATGTCACCAACTTCTCTTCCTGTAAAGTCGGAAACTTCAGCCACACCATCCTTTGTCTTTGCAATCAAATCATCGAACACAGTTTTCAAATTAGCAGGTAGCAAGGCAGAATATCTGTTCAAGGTGTCTGCTCCCTTTTCTGAAAATTCTTCTACAAATGAATCAAATAAGTTAGCATAATATAAATCAATTTTACCAGCGGAAATGGCTCGTTGGTTGTAATCTAAGGCATCATCCATAACTTTACTCAAGTCTGTGCTCAACTTACCGTTGGTCATGGCTTCTCTAACGATTTTAGCCATTTCACGGTCTGTCATTTGCATCGTCTCA